CGCAACTTGGTCTAAAGATGGCCAAGGCCCCAAAGAAGCTCGGGACGTCCAACCTGAAGCAGATGATTGAATCTGATAAGGTTATTGTCACCGACTTCAATATCATTAACGAACTTACCACTTTCATTGAGCGGCGCAGTTCATTTGAGGCAGAAGACGGCTGCCATGACGACCTTGTTATGTGTATGGTCATCTATGCCTGGGCTGTCCAACAGGACTACTTCAGGGAGATGACTGACCAGAGTATTCGTAAGGAGCTCTATGAGAAGGACAAGGATAGTCTAGAAGCCGACATGTCGCCATTTGGTTTCATTGAGGACGGTTCGAGTGGTGAGGATCAGTTCGTCGCTGATGGAGACATCTGGACCAAGGTTCATAAAGACGTTTATGACGAGTATGGGACCACCATGGGCAACTGGGAATGGGGTGGTTCTGGTCACACCTGGGGTGTTTGACGCTTACGGATTAAAAACACAGTGGGGGACTGGGTTCTCGGCGAAAAACCACATAACTTAATTGTAATTAAGTTATTCCCGTAGCGGTGGTGAAAGTTGAGAAGTCCTAAATAAAGATGAATAAATCTCTTTATTCGGGAGCTAAAAATGGTTATTAAGACCGCATCTCCAGGTATTGTCGTAAATGAGATCGACCTTACCAGGGGTACTAGTGATGCTATCACTACTAATATCGCTGCTTTTGCTGGTCCTTTCGAGAGGGGCCCAGTTGGTGAACTTCAACTGATTACGACGGAAGCAGAATTTCAACAGATCTTCGGTGATCCTAACGACTCTAACTATGAGTACTGGTGGACCGTTTCCAACTACCTAGAGTACGGTGGTGTGTGTTACGTAATCCGCTGCGACGACGAGATTGGTGACTCTTCGGGCACATATCTCCAGACCATGCGTAATGCAACTGACGAGATCGGTGAAACACCAGTCTACGTCAAGAACGAGACCGACTTCGAGGAGAACTGGTTCCAAACAGAATCTTTGCCTGGTAAGTTTGTTGGTGTTAACCCCGGCATCTGGGCAAACGGCCTTGCTGTTGCTGTTATCGACCACGGCGCTGACTACGAGATGCTCCTCAAGAGCAACACTTCTGAAGTTACCGACAACGTTGTTAACGAGAGTACCGGTTCTGGAGCCAGCACCACCACCCGCTTCGCAACTGGCTTGGCCAGTGGAACTGTTGTTGGTAAGTATGTCAAGGTTGCTGCTGCAGATAACTCAACTGGCATCGCTGCTGGCGATCGCATTGTGGAATCTGACGGCTTGGGTTCTGTTTTAGTTGGCGGTGCAGAAGGCTTTGTTATTTCTGTAGCCGATGGTTATTATCAGATTTTGCTGGTAACCGAAGATACTTTTGAGGTTGGTAACTCTCTGACCAACGACGCTGCTACCACTGAGACTGCTGCAATCACTGAAGTTGTTGCACAGGGTGACTACAAATTCTACGGATATGGTAACAAGGACACTGTTATCAATACTATCTGGGTACCTAACACCTACACGAAGGAACAGGGCGTTGTTCTTGGCTGGACCTCCACCCCAATTGCAAACCAGAAAGTAACTGCTGCCAGCGGCGACAGCTACATGTGGTCTGTTCAGACCGAATTGTGGGTTAACGTTTACGCCCCTCAAGCCGACGACCTCTTCACTGACGGAACCAACGTCTTTAAGATGCAGGCCTCTGGTGACTGGTACACTCAGCAGACCGCCTTCGCGGGTCTTCCTTGGTATCGTTTCGCTGGTCGTCCTGGCACCTCTCCCAACGCAGCCGAGCGTGGAGCCGCCAACGACGAACTGAACATTATCGTCTACGACCACGACGGTACCTTCACCGGAACCAAGGGCAACACCCTCGAGACCTACATTGGTGTTTCGAAGCTCTTCGGTGCTAAGACCCAGGAAGGCGAAAAGAACTACTACATCGACGTAATCAACAACCGCACGTCTCTGCTATATGCTAACCAGACTCTGGATGCCGAAGACGGTAACCTTAACCAAGGTTTGAGTGCTGTTGGTACTGCTATTGGTGACGGTGTTAACTGTGAGTACATCACCGTTAAGAGCTACATCATGGCCAACGGTGCTGACAACTACACCGCTTCCTTGGGTGAGTTGCAGGACGCTTACAACATGTTGACCACCGAGAACCTCCCTAACCTGGATTACATCCTGCAGGGTCCCTCGATGAGCAACCTGGACGACGCCGTAGCCAAGGCTAACTTCCTGATCTCCATCTGTGAAGAGCGTAAGGACTGCATGACCTTCCTGAGCCCTCCTCGCTACGCAGTTATTGGTCGTTCTTCTACCGCTGCAACCCAGGACATCATTCAGTGGGCTGACGAGATTTCCTCTTCTTCCTACGCTGTATTCGATTCCGGTTACAAGTACACCTACGACCGCTTCAACGACACCTACCGCAACATCCCCCTGAACGGTGACATTGCTGGTCTGTGCGTCAACACCGCTCTCACTGCTGAGCCTTGGTTCTCACCTGCTGGTCTCTCCCGCGGTCAGATCCGTAACGTTGTTAAGCTGCCTTACAACCCCTCCAAGAAGCAACGTGACGAGCTTTACACCCACCGTGTGAACCCTGTTGTTTCCTTCCCCGGCGAAGGTCACATCCTCTTCGGCGATAAGACCGCCCTCGGTTATTCCTCTGCTTTCGACCGCATCAACGTGCGTCGTCTGTTCCTGGTCATCGAGAAGGAAATCGCTAAGATGTCCCGCACGACTCTGTTCGAACTGAACGACGAGACCACTCGTTCGCTCTTTAAGAACAACGTCAACCCTTACCTCCGCGACGTTCAGTCCAAGCGTGGTATGTATGACTTCCTCGTTGTTTGTGACACCACTAACAACACCCCCGAAGTCATTGACCGTAACGAGTTCATCGCTGACATCTACATTAAGCCCGCGAAGTCAATCAACTTCATCACCCTGAACTTCATCGCTACTAAGACTGGCGTGTCGTTCGATGAGTCGGTTGCACTCTTCCGCGGCAACTGATAAGAACCCAATCACCTTAAGGTATAAACAATGTCACAACGTTCTATCGAAGACTTTAAGGCGGTACTTCAAGGTGGTGGGGTTCGCCCCACCATGTTTGAGGTTGAGCTGACCTTCCCCGATGCCGTCGCCCCTGACCTGGGTGATGTTACTCGTGATGGCACCTTCCTCATCAAAGCTGCCGGTCTTCCTTCTTCCAACGTAGGAACCATCGCTGTTCCTTTCCGTGGTCGTCGTCTCAAAGTTTCTGGCGACCGTGTATTTGACGACTGGAATGTAACCATCATTAATGATGTTTCGTTCGGTCTCCGCACTGCAATGGAGAAGTGGTCTGAAAAGATTCAGAACCATAACTACGCCCTCGGTGCTACTGAACTGCAGTCCTATTTCGGTTCTGCTATCGTTCGCCAGCTCGATCGCGACGGTACCCAACTCCGTGCATACTCCTTCGAAGGTATCTGGCCCCAGCAGATTGCCGAAATTGGCCTCGACTTTGAAGCCAACGACAGCATCGAACAATACGACGTAAACTTCGCAGTCCAATACTGGAGTGCTTCTACAAGTGGCGACCCCGTCACCTCGTCTGTTGCTCGCGACTTCTCTGGCCGCTCTGGCGATATCATCAGCTGATACAACTACAACCCGAACCTAAGAGAAATCGAGGCTCCCAAAAGGGGCCTCTTTTTCTTGTCTAAATATATCAGGACGTAAGTTATGTTGGTCGAAAGTGAATCCAAACTCTTCCCAAAATCAGAAATTCTTTGGTTTTTCCTATAAGGATACCGAGAAAGAGGGTGCTCTAGAAAAGGCATCCCCAGTACCACCTAATAGTGACGACGGTGTTGCCGTCGCTGCCGGTGGTTTATATGGCTATGGCATTACCATGGACCAGGGTGCGACTAAGGACTATGACCTTATTCGCAGATATCGAGCTATGGCTCTTCACCCTGAAGTGGATAGTGCCATTGAGGACATTGTAAACGAGGCTATTGTCTCTGATACGAATGACACCCCTGTTGCGATTGACCTCTCCAACCTGGATGTCTCTGACAGGATTAAAACAATTATCCGCGAAGAGTTTGCGTACATTCTTCACCTGCTTGACTTTAATAATAAGTCTCATGAAATGTTCCGCCGTTGGTATATTGACGGCCGTCTTTTCTACCATAAAGTTATTGACCTGGCTCATCCCGAGCGTGGTATTACTGACATTCGTAATATTGACGCTCTGAAGATCAAGCCGGTTCGTGAATATAAGCGCCCGAACCATACCACCAACGCCAATAAGTCTTTCTCAAGTCGCGATGCCAAGGTATTTGGTACCGCCGCACAATCCACCCCTGCCCAGATTGAGGAGTATTATCTCTACAATAAGCGCGGGATGAACTACATGGGTGGTTCCCCTAACGGTGGAGGTTATGGTACCGCTCTGAACTCACCCAACAGCAACCAAACCGTCAAGATTGCCAAAGACGCTGTCACTTACGTCACTTCCGGCCTCGTCGATGGCAACAACGGTCAGGTTCTGTCCTACCTGAACAAAGCTATCAAGTCCCTGAACCAACTCCGTTGGATGGAAGATAGCATCGTAATTTACCGAATGGCTCGTGCTCCTGAGCGTCGCCTCTTCTACATTGACGTCGGCAACCTCCCCAAGCAACGCGCTGAGTCTTATCTCCGCGACGTTATGGCTCGCTACCGCACTAAGATCTCCTACGACCAGAACACTGGTGAGATCCGCGACGACAAGAAGTTTATGTCGATGTTGGAGGATTATTGGCTCCCCCGCCGCGAAGGTGGCCGCGGAACTGAAGTCTCCACTTTGCCTGGTGGTCAGAACCTGGGAGAACTTGCTGACCTTCAGTATTTCCAAGAGAAGCTTTATAAGTCCCTCAATGTTCCCTTTGGACGTATGTCTGGTGGTGAGGGTGGCTTCCAAATTGGTAAGTCCGACGACACACTGCGCGACGAAGTTAAGTTCTCCAAGTTCGTTGGTCGCATGCGCAAGAAGTTCTCCTTCATGTTTGCGGACATGTTGAAG